CACCAATTCACAGCAACGCCGGCCACAAACGTCTTGCCGACGTTGTGTCCGGAGAGGACAAGGACCTTATGCGGCGGCCGGGTCAGGGCCTGGAGGATCTCAATTTGTTTGGACCATAGGCGGACGCCCAGGGCTTCTTTGGCGTAAGCCACCGGATCACGGAAGTGCTGCCGGCGCAGAAGCTCCTGGAGTTCCCACCTTTGGCTCTCCGTTAAGAATCGCCTGGGCGCGTTCGAGCAGTTGCTCATCGTTAAGCTGGATGGGAATAGGGCCGCCATCAATTCCTCCGTGCTCAAGCTTCTTGGGTGCGTCCAAGCCAAGGATCTCACAGCGTCGGTTCACGCAGTCCAAGATGATGCCCAAAAACCGCGAGTCGCCGGCCTGTCCCTTGGTGATTTTCTTGACCTTGTCAGGCTTGCCCTTGCCCCCTTGGGCAGTGCCGGTGACTTCCATCGTCTCGGCGTCCTTGCGTGACTTCTCCCAGGCATCCCAAGCCTGGCGTTCGACCTCATCGAGCTTGGCCAGCTCACGGGCCTTGGCGGCGTTCAGATCCATGACGCCACTCTTAAGCCACTCCGCCTGGACGGACCTGAGGTCCCGGCTGACCGTGGCCCGGTCCACCTTCACGACCTTGGCGATCTCGTCCTGAAACTTGCCCTGCAAATAAAGACTGGTTACCTTTTTCCGTCTCTCGGCAATGCGGAACTTGTCTTGGGGACTCCACCGTGGCATGTGCACTCCATGGGCGTGCGTTCACTTTTTCGAGCGACACCGCTCGGCTTTCTTTCCTGTGAGGTTTTCCCAGCGTTGGACAATCACGTCACAATAGGGAGGATCGATCTCCATGAGGAACGCTCGGCGGCCGGTGTGCTCGGCGGCAATCAAGGTCGAGCCGCTGCCACCGAAGAGGTCCAGGACGTTCTCGTCGGGGCGGGAGCCATACTGAATTGCTCGAACGGCAAGTTCCACGGGTTTTTCGGTTAAATGCTGCATACTCTGCGGGTTGATTTTCTTGACTGCCCAGACGTCGGAGACGTTGGGCGGGCCAAAGAATTGGTGCGGACCACCTTCTTTCCAGCCAAAGAAACACCATTCATGGTCGCCCATAAAGCATTTTCTCGTCATCACGGGGTGCATTTTGTGCCAGATGATTTGCTGCGAGAAGTAAAGACCTGATGCCTTCAAGGCACGGGGATAGTTCGCGATGTTCGAGTACCCTCCCCAGGCAAAGAAAAGCCGTCCCGGAAGAAGAACCCTGGCCATGTTGCCGAACCATGCCAAAAGCATTTGGTCAAAGGCTTCCTCGGACAAATAGTCATTGGTCAGAGGGCGGTCCTTTGGACGCAGCTTCTTGGTCGTCGGTTTGGCTTTTTCCGGGTGGCGCTTCAAGTCAAACTTCTGATGATGCTTGGGGCCAGGAAAAGAGCTAAGGCCGGCCGCGATAGCGTTGTTGCTGCGCGGTTCGACTTTTACGCCGTATGGGGGATCGGTGTTGATCAAATGGACCGGGGCGCCGTCCAGAAGCCGATCGACATCCTCGGGCTTGCTCGAGTCGGCGCAGAGCAAGCGATGGCTTCCGAGGATCCATAGGTCACCGGGGCAAGTAATGGGGTCATCGGGAGGTTCGGGGATCTCGTCTTCGGGAATGTCAAGGGGCAGCAACTGGTCAATGTCGGCCTGTGAGAAGCCGGTCACATCCAGGTCGATGCCTTCGGCCTCGCGGATCGACTTCAACAACGCGGCGAGCTTCTCTTCATCCCACGTCGCTAATTCGGCCGTGCGGTTATCGGCAATTGCGCGTGCAACCGCTCGGACATCGTTCTCATCTACAACAAACGCGGCGATCCATTCCCAGCTGAGTCGCAAAGCTGCCTTGAGCCGGCCGTTGCCCTTGCGGACAATCATTCCCTGCTTCTGGACGACCAGGGGCTGATCCTGACCGAATTCCGCCAGGCTCTTCATTATGGCTTCGATGTTTTCCTCCGAATGGAGTCGGGCGTTGTCGGGATCGAAGTTGATGGACGAACAGCGAATGGCAAGGGGACGCAGGGGCTCGGCAATGTGGGAAAGGTCTGGCCTCGCCTTGAGCCTAGAAGTCGGGACTTGTTTCTTGAGGTGCTGTTTTCTTTTGGCCGTGGTTGACCGCGAGTTGAGGGCGTCGGGCATTGTGATTTCTCCAGGAAAAAGCAGCCGGGCGAGCCACAAAAAAGGCCATGCGGGGGTGTGGGCCCCACATGGCCTTGGTTGTTGGCTGGTTTCACCGGCAGTGATCTTCCGCCGATGTCGCCCGAGCTGATTGTCTAATCAATTATAACGTGTCTGTAATTTCAATCACCTTGAATCTGTGGCTATGAGCAAGCCGTCAACCCTTACCCAAGGATACGAGGGTTGAAGGTCAGCGAGCATTAGGGATCAAGCGAAGAATGCGGAACTCATGGAGAAGATTGGGTAAGATTTCTCCAACGAAAAATCAAATAACCACACCATTGAAAGATAGCGGAGCGGAAAAGTAGACTAGACCCAGCCTTAGGCCACGGTTGCCGGCTCGTTCTAAGAGCCGAGTCGGCAGCCGTGGTCACTCTTAGTAAGGAATGGACCATGTCTGCTGTAATTTCTGGTTTCGTAGGTCGCTACAGTGAGATTCGGCGCCGAACTCAGTATCAGGAAGCCCGTTCGGGACTTTACCCCGCTGAGAACCCTACCCTATTCGTGCCAAGCGAAGATATGTGGCTATTCCATGACAGCGCCAAGGCCCTTGGTAGAGAAGCATGCAAAACAGAGATAGCACGGGCCACGCTTCGCACCCCCGAGCAACTGGCACGAAAGAGGAGCGGTCGCCATGGCGAAAAGGTAGCACCTAACATGATTAACTATTGGCTCAAGAAATTCCCGGACGAGTGGTTCAAAGATTGGTTGTTTGGTGGAGACCCTCCCAAATCCATAACAATCGCCACCCTCGAGCAAATCCGTTGCTGTCGAAAGGCTTGGGACTTCACTGGATTTTGTCTCCAAATCCGGCTTGGCCCTCTGAACTATAGGCGATGGATCAGACAGAGAACAATACCTAACCTTCAATGGCTCAAATGGCTGTATGGAAGCCCTTCGCCTGAGGGATGTTTTGTTGTCAGTGAGGCACTTGAACGGCTCCGAGTGGAGGGAACTCGCCTAGCGATTTGCAAGCCCGAGGCCGCTAATGTTTGGATAACGACCGTAGAATCCTGGGAGAAGGATGCAAATCTCAAGAGTGCCTTAGAGAAAGCGTGCCAAGCGGCTCAGCTTCCAGGTCCGAAGTCCAATCCCCCTAAGTCATGGTGCGATACCTTCCCTGACATTGCCGCCATAACCAAGAAACTCATGTGGAGATTTGCAATCGCTTCGACCATGACAGAGCGTTGCAGACGTTCTAATCTGTGCTTCCCTAATTACTTGGAGTTATTGCGGGAAGCCAAGCGATTAGGAATTGAAGAAACCTTTTTGCAATTCGTCAAGAACGAAGGTCCGTTCCGACGAGAGAAGAGTCGGTCTAGCGGTTGCTTCGGAGAGAAGTTTTTTAGACCATCACCCGCGATGCGCGCCTTTCGGGAAGTTGCCAAGGTCCAAATGCATGAAAACAAAATCTCCAGATTATTTGCCCTGCCCGGATTTGGTGACTGGTTTCAAGATTGGACGATGCCAACCGCTTTGTTTGGGAGGCGAGTCAGACTCGGGACCGCTTGCGGCGACGCTCCCGAGCCATTAGTCGCTGTGCTAACCTCCCCGGCAATTGAGTCCACGGCCAACAGAACGGACACTCTGACTGATACTTCGAGTGGTGCGACGGCGACGACAAACCAAAAGTCAAAATACCCCGATCACTTGAAGAAAGATTACACAACCGGTCGAAAGGGCAACCCAAACCGCGAGCCCGTCCTTGAATACTGCTATGACGAATACTTCGTCAAAGAGATCGATTGGACGAGTGTTTTCCAGCAGGCAAAGGGGCTTTTCCAACAAAGGTATCGTCCCCAAACGCGCGAAGACGTGAGGGAGTTCGCTATTGAATGGGCAAATCGTTTTATACCCCCGTTGCCCACAAATCGACAGGCAGCCGGTGAAAAGTTCGGGGCTAGGGTTAACGCTGGGGTAAACTCAAATCAGTAAGCAGGAAATGCCTTAAAAACAAGCCATTTCGCGCTGGGGTAAACTCGCATTTTGAGTTTGCCCCTTCCAGCCTCATTTCGCAATCCGCACAAAAGCCATCAGATTTTCTTTTGTTTGACAGAGAGTGCGGGACCAGATGTTTCCAACTAGACAGGGCAATCCGGTTTTCAAGCAGGCAGAGAGTTGAGCAGGTGTCCGAACGGCAGCGGCCGGTGCTGGTAACACCGGCCGCATTACAGACGCCCATGGGAGTTATCACAAATGATCATAGCAACTCGAGTATCGCCCGTCCAGCATGATCCCAACATCTGCGGCATCGATCCCGAATGGGACTGCCCTGCGTGCCGAGCCCGTAGAGACGCCGACGACCTCGCACGGTGGCCACACTTAGCCGTCCCTGGTCCGCAGCCATGGAATCAGATACCGCCTCTCTCTGCATACCAGATTCTGCCTGGTGGGAGCTTGATGCCGCCGCCGCGGAAGCCTGAACCTCTGCCCCCCGATGAGGCAGCGCGGCTGGCCGCAACCTTCCAGACATACCCTGACTTGTTCCTGCCGATTCTCTTGGAGCAACTTGCCGAG